GGCAACATCCGGACGGCCAGATGATACCCAAGGGGTCCATGATCAGATACCGGGAATACTACGGGTGCGCTGATCCGGTCAAAAACCCCAATACCGGCTTAAAGATGCCAGCCGAGGAAGTTGCTCAAAAGATACTACACCTTGAAGCTGGTGAAACTATTCTATATGGTGTGCTTGATCCCGCCGCGTTCTCCAGCGATGGAGGCCCATCCATTGCGGAGCGGCTGTATACGGGATCGGGGAATAAACTGGGCTTTCGCAAGGCGGACAACGCCCGCGTAGCTTCAAAAGGGGCAATGGGTGGCTGGGATCAAGTCCGATCTAGAATGCAAGGCGAAGATGGGCGACCGCTCATATATTGCTTTAGCAATTGTACAGACAGCATCCGTACAATCCCCATGCTTCAGCACGATGAAACCCGCGTTGAAGACCTTGACAGCGACATGGAAGACCACGCCGCCGATGAATGGCGTTATGCCTGCATGTCCAGGCCTTGGGTTCGACCGAAGGTTGAGCCGCCGCCTAGGCCTAAATACCTATCAGAAATGTCGTTTGATGAACTTGTGGCCGGAACACCTAAAGGTGAGCGGTCCCGTATTTGAAGGAACCCGCACATGAATGTTCAGCCCTTTGGCCCAAATTTCTCTAAGACCAAATCTATTTCCGCAACCGCATCGACCGCCAGCGCCACCTTGGACGCAACGGACGTTAGCTCCACCCCAACCCCGGCCAATTCCGGCCCGTCTGGCGGCAAGTCTGTTATGCGTATTGTTAATGCTGGCCCCAATACCGCCTTTATTCGTTACGGCGTTGGCGCTCAGACGGCTGTAACCACCGACATGCCAATCCTTGCCGGCAGCAGCGAATTGTTTAGCAAGGGCGGCGATGTGGATACGGTTGCGGCTATTTGCGCTTCTGCTCAGACCGCAACCATTTACATCACATGCGGCGAGGGCGTGTAATATGGCTTTGCGCTCTACTACCATTGCAAATTCTGCTCAAATTACCGGAACGGCCACAAACGATAATGCGGCGGCTGGCTATATTGGGCAGTATATTGAAAGCATTATCACCAATGCTTCAGCTACTGCCGTGTCTTCGTCTGGTGTTGCACAAAACCTTACGTCAATCTCATTGACGGCTGGCGACTGGGATGTTTCCGGCTTGATCGGCGGGAGCCCATCTATTTCGTCAACCCAGATGATAGGCGGCATAAGCACAACTACTGGAACGCAGCCAGCCGTTGAACTGCAAACATTTGAGTTTTATGCGGCGGCTGCTGGACGCACCAGTGTCGCCCTTCCTAGAATTCGCATTAGCATTGCTGCGACAACCACCGTATATGCCGTTTTGACGTTTACTTTTACTGGCACGGCTACCATGTACGGCTTCATTAACGCGCGGCGGGTTCGTTAATGCCCTTGAGCAGTGGCGCTATTGATACCACTGGATCGGATATTCAAAGCTCCGATTTGCACAAGATTGCCCGTTGGGTAGCTGAAATTACCCTTTATGACCGCGAGGCCCAGGTTTGGTATGAGCGCGGCAAACGTATTTTGCGGCGATACAAGGACGAACGCAGCCCCATAGGCGGGGATGACAGCCGCACCCGGTACAATGTCCTCTGGTCTAACACCCAGACTTTGCAGCCAGCACTATACGCCCGCAATCCCCGCCCTGATATCCAGCGCCGCTTTAAGGATGCCGATCCTATTGGGCGCGTGACCAGTGACATTCTAGAGCGTTCAGCCACCTATTTCTGCGATACGGATGGCTTTGGTTCCGCAATGCGTAATTGCGTCCTAGATTTCTTGTTGCCGGGACGCGGCACAACCTGGGTGCGGTATGTCCCGCATATGAAACCCGCCTTTGAGCTTACGGATGACGTTGAAGACAACGACGATCCGCTAAATAGCGACAATCCGCAGGAAGAAATCCCTGAGATTATTGAATACGAAGAAGTTTGCGTCGATTACGTCCACCCGCAGGACTATGGGTATAACATCTGCCGCACCTGGGAAGAGGTCTACTGCGTTTGGCGCAAGGTGTACCTTTCCCGCGAGGAATTGATTAAGCGGTTTGGCGAGGAAAAGGGTAATCTTCCGCCGCTTGATTACACCCCCAAAGCCCTAAACGACACCAAGCTGGACAACGGCATTGGCAAAGCAACCATCTATGAGCTTTGGGACAAATCACGCGAGGTTGCGGTGTGGTTCCACCGGGATGTGCCGGAAGCCCTAGATTTGCGGGAAGACCCGCTGCGGCTCAAAGATTTCTGGCCCTGTCCCCGCCCCATCTTTGCCAATCTGACCAATGACAGCCTAATCCCCACCCCTTTCTATGTGGAATACCAGGATCAGGCCCGCGAACTGGACAATCTGACCGCCCGCATTGGCTCGCTTACTCGATCGATCAAAGTGGCCGGCGCTTACGATGCCAGCGTTCAAGCCCTAGGACGCATCCTTTCTGAGGGCGTGGATAACACCATGATCCCGGTGGAAAGCTGGGCCATGTTTGCGGAAAAGGGCGGCATCCAAGGGGCCATGAGCTTCCTGCCCATTAAGGAAGTGGCCGATGGCCTGATGCAGCTTTATTCGGCCCGCGAACAGGTCAAAAAAGACCTACATGAGATTAGCGGCATCCCTGACATTGTGCGGGGTGATAGCAACCCCAACGAAACCTTGGGCGCGCAGCAGATCAAGACCAGCTTTGCCACCAACCGCATCAGTGACCAGCAGCGTGAAATCCAGCGGTTTGCCCGCGAGAATATCCGCATCATGGTCAACATCATCTGCGAACACTTCCAGATGGACACCATCAAGAAGATTAGCGGTGTTCGCCTGTTTACGGCACAGGAAAAGGCTGAAATCCAGCAATTCCAGCAAATGTCCCAAATGGGCCACAATGGAGGCCCGCCGATGGGGGGCCAGCCGCCCCAGCCGGGTATGCCGCCCCAGCCCATGATGCCGCCTCCGCAGCCTCCGCAGGCCCTCTCCGGCCTATCTGCTGACCAGATCGATACCATGATGAGCGACCCGACTTGGGATGAGGTAGAGGGCCTTATCCGCAATCAGGCCATGCGCTGCTTCCGGGTGGATATTGAAACCGACAGCACGGTTCGCGCTGATCAGGAGCAGGACAAAGCCGCCCGCATTGAGTTTCTTAAGGCCGCTGGCGGGTTTTTGCAGCAGGCTAACCAAGTTGGCGCTGCCCAGCCGGAAATGGTCCCGCTTCTGGGCCAGATGCTGATGTTTGGCATCAGGGCCTTCCCGGTCGGTAAGGAGCTGGAAGGTGTATTTAACACCACTTTGGCAAAGCTTGAAAAGCAGGCCTCCAATCCGCAGCCAAAGCAAGACCCGGCCATGATGAAGGTCCAGTCCGAAGCCCAGGCTTCACAGGCCCGCATACAGGCCGAAACGCAGTATCAGCAGACCAAGTTGCAGGGCGAAATGCAGTTGGCCCAGCAGAAGGCCCAGATTGACGCTGGAGTAGAGCAGGCCAAGGCCCAGTCACAGGCTTCCGTTCAGCAGCACCTTAACGAGCTTGAAAACGCCCGTGAGCATCAGCGCATGGCCGGCGAGATGGAACTTGCCCGGTTTAAGATTGAAAGCGAAGGCCGGTTAGCTATTGAAAAGGCGCACATTGCTGCGGCTGCTTCCATAGAGGTGGCGCGGATCAATGCCGCCGTATCGGATGGCGCAATTGCCGAACAACGTGAGGCTATACAGGAATGACCGTCCGACTTTGTAGGTTCTGTGGCGATTTCCACGACCTAAACGAGCCTTGGCCTGAGAAGTGCTATTCGCATTTTCCGTCTGTTTCCGCATCATCTATTCAGGTTGTCAAAGACATTGACCCCTACAAGACCGCTGCTGCCGATGTAAACGGCAAGCAGGTGCGGATTGAGGGCAGGCGGCAGCACCGCGAGTTTCTGAAGCGCAACGGCTACCAGGAGATTGGTAACGAGGCTTTCAAACAGCGCACCCAGCAAATCGACACGGTTAAAGGCCATGAAATCCGCTCCGTTATTGAGCGGCTAAACAGCAGGAGAAGTTAGGTGGCTGATGATGTTAGATCAGACATTCTTGCGGCGCAGGCATTTGCAAAAAACAAAGCATTTCTAAAGCCGGATGCGACCTCGTTTGCGACCACCCTTCCCCCAGAGCAAGAGGCGGCTTTCCAAGCGTATATAGCCGACAAATCTGACCCGACAGACTTGGGACGGAATGTTGATAATACCTATGACATGCGCGGGTGGTTTCAGGGTATGCAGGCGGGTGATCCGCGCGCTGCTTTGGTGGTCAATCCCAATGACGGCCTAAAGCATCGGGACGATTGGTGGAAAACCCCATATCACCCGTCCTTTTCAATCGATAGCCAATGGGCTGACCCTACTAAAGCGCCAAAATGGAATGACCAAGACCAATTAGTGTTGCCAAACGGCAACATCGTTTTTGATGAGAGGAACAAGTAATGAGCGCCGAAGGCATCCGCGATCAGGCCGAAATCCCCAATCCGTCCGTTGATACATCGCCGCCCCCAGAACTGAGCCTACGGGACGAAATCGCATCGCGCATGGAAGCCGTTAAGACGGCCCCGGAAGGCGAAACCGTTGAACAGCGTGATGCCCGCGTCCGTGATGATCAGGGCCGCTTTGCTGAAAAGGCCAAAGAGGCCAAGCCCCGAGAAACGCTGACCCTCAAGGATAAGGCCCCTGCGGTTGATAACGCGGCCCCCGCCGCGCCGGCAGCGCCAGCTGTAAAGCCCCCGGATGGCTGGACGGCTACCGCCAAAGCTAAGTTTGCTACCTTGGAGCCTGATATCCAGGCTGAGATTGTGCGCCGCGAAACGGACATGCACCGCCAGTTTACTACCCAGGATCAGGACCGGACCCTTGGCAAAGGCATCCGTGAGACTGCTGCGCCCTATCTAGCTACCATCCGGGCTGAAGGCGGCGATGAAAAGCAGGCATTTGCCCAGTTTCTCAATTACGCCCACATCATGCGGTCAGGTACACCCAGCCAGAAGGCACAGGCCTTGCAGGCAGTTGCACAACAGTATAATGTAGAACTCGGACAGCCCCTTCAGCAGGCTCCGCAGAACCAGCAGTTCGAAAACGCTTTGCAGCGTTTGGATCGGCTGGAGCGGGAACGGCAAGAGGAAATCCAACAGCGTCAGGTTCAGGAACATTCCACGCTTACCGGCGAGATTGAAGCTTTTAAG